AGTACAGTACGCACACCGCGTCTCGTGGGAGCTTGTCAACGGTCAAATCCCAGAGGGGATGTTTTTGGACCACCGTTGCGGCAACCGGCTATGTGTTCGCCCTGATCATCTACGACTCGCTACCCGTCAGCAGAACGCCGCATACATACTCCACCGTCGAAAGAACTCGACGGGGTTTCGCGGGGTGCAGCACCTCCCCAGCGGCAAGTGGTTAGCCGTAGTCAGGTGCCACAACATGACGGCATACCGCGGGGTATTCAACTCCCGCTATGAGGCCGCTATTGAGGCAGCCGCAGCCCGGCTTCGACTGTTCGACTTCAAGGAAACAGCAGACGTAGCACTGGCCGCCATGACACCCGAACAATTGCGAGCAGACACCCTCGACACCGCCATGAGTCGGGGCGAGCCGTGAGTCACACACAGGACCGTAACGACCCCGGGTGTATCCTGGTGCGGACACCAGAACACCACCACCGGGAGACCCATGGCCTACGCCCCATGCCCCGCCTGCGCCCTCCACCACGTCGGTGCCGTCGCGACCCCGGAGTGCCCCGTGTGTGAGGGGGAAGCGCGGATCGTGCTCAACGAGGCGTTGGCCATGGCCGAGGGGTACCAGGCGTGGCCCGACGGTGACCAGTTGTGGCGGGGTGTGGACAAGATCCCTGTGGGGCGGATCCGTGACCTGGGGTTGGGGATTCTCTGCCGGGCTGTGTGGTTGGGGTTGGCGAGGGTGGCGCGGGCGACTGTGGGTGAGCCGGAGGAGGTGCGTGTGGCGGCGTTGCGGGAGCGGGTGCAGGTGTTGCGTGACGCTCAGGTGCTGGACGGTGCGGCCCCGGTGGGGTCGCCGGCCTGTGTGGTGCGTGTGCCGGGTGATGACGTGCTGTTGGCGGGTCTTTCGGCCGCGCACACGGGCCCGTCGTTCGAGCGGCTACCCCTGGGGGAACCGCCGGCCCGGTCCGCTGGTGGGCACCCGTCGGAGCTCGCGAAGCTCGTGGACCCTGTGGACCTGAACACGAGGCCGGGCGCCCGGCACCTGGAGCATGTGCGGGTGTGGCGTGCCGCCGATGTGATTGACCAGGCTGTGACGCTTGTCGCGGCGACCCGAACCCACCCCGATGACCTTGTAGGAGCAGCAGCATGACCCCCGACGTCCCCGACCTTGTCCTTGCCCGTAACGTGCTCCCTGGCATGGTGGTGCGGGTCTCCGTGGAGAACGCTGACGGATTGTCGGTGGAGACCTTCCAGGTGGCTCACGTGTCCCTGGCGCCGGACGAGAAGCGTGTGCGGTTCCACAGCCCCACGACTGCGTTCCCGATGAAGGTGCACGCTGATCAGCAGGTCGCGGTGATCGCATGACCCGTCCCGACCACAAGCAGGGTGTGCACCGTAAGGCCCGCAACGAGCAGCGCGCCGTGGACGCGTACGAGCGGTGGATGGAGGGCGCCACGTACGCGGAGATCGGCCGTGAGCTGGACGTGGACCGCAAGGTCGCCCGTGACCGGGTGCTCCGCGGTATCGCCCTGCTGAGGGGTGAGGTCGAGGACAAGCGGGACCGGATCGGCAACGAGCATCTGAACGACATGGTCGCCCTCGAGCAGATCGCCACCTCCGGTGAGGTGGAGGTCAAGGACCGGATCGCCGCGTACAACGCTCGCCGTGGACACGCCGAACGCATCGCCAAGCTCTACGGGCTCGACGCCGTGGTGAAGGCGGAGGTCGAGCACTCCGGGATCCAGAATATCGTCCTCGACCCCCGGGTGCTCGGCATCCAGGACACCCCCGGCCAGTGACCACCACCGCCCCCGAGACCACCACCTGGACCCTGCCGTACACCCCATCGGAGGTGCAGCTACGCGCCCACGCGCTGCAGGTCGATGAGCTCCTCGCGGGCGGCGCGGCCGGCGGCGGGAAGTCCGCGTTGCTCCTCGGGTACGGCATCACCCACTGCCTCGCGATACCTGGGGCGAAGGCGATCCTGTTCCGCCGGTCCTTCCCCGAACTCGAAGCGGAGATCGAACCCCGCCTGCTCGAGTGGGTGCCCGAGGAGGTTGGCCGGTACAACTCGAGCAAGCACGTGATGACGTTCACGAACGGCTCCCAGTTGCGTCTCGGATACCTGGAGAAGGCGAAGGACATCTACCGGTACCAGGGTGTCCAAGCCACCTGCCTGTTGTTTGACGAGCTCACCCAGTTCGAGTGGGAGCACTACACGTACCTGAAGTCCCGCCTGCGCGCCTCAGGCAGGGCGTTGGAGACCATGACCCGCCTGGGCATCAAGCCCAGGGTGATCGCGACCACGAACCCGGGCGGGAACTCGCACCACGAGGTGAAGTCGTACTTCGTGGACGTCGCCCCACCGAACACGGTGTACACGGACCCGGAGACCGGGCTGACCCGGGCGTACGTGCCGTTCAAGTTCACCGACAACGCGTACATCGACACCGAGGAGTACGGGCGCCAGCTGGCGGGCCTGCCCGAGCACATGCGGCGGGCGCTCATGGACGGCGACTGGGAGGTCCTGGAGGGTGTCCGCTTCCCCCAGTTCCGGGAACGGGTGCACGTGATCCGCCCGGAGGACTTCCCGATCCCGCCCGTGGGTGTGGTTCGAGTGGTCGGTGTGGACTACGGGGTGAACGACCCGTTCGCGGCCGTGTGGGTCGCAAAAGTCGGGGAGCAGCTGGTCGTGTACCGCGACCATGTGGAGTCTGACCTTGCCGCCTCGCAACAGGCCCGCCGGGTGCTGGAGCTGGAGTCGGAGGAAGAACGGCTGCACTCGGAGGTGACCGTCGCGTTGGACCCGAACGGGTGGGCGCGGAACCCGCACTTCGCCGGGAAGAAGCTGAGCCCCGGCGCGGACGAAGCCCCCTTGGGGTCCATCGCATACAGCTTCCGGGAGGCCCTCGGGGACCGGGTCGTGAAGGGCTGGAACCCTCGCATCCAGGGGTGGGCGATCCTGGACGAGCTGATGATCGAGCAGGACACCGGGATCACCGACGAGCACGGGGAACCGGTGCAGTTGCCGCGGATCCTGATCTACGACACGTGCCGTGACCTGATCAAGGCCCTGCAGGCGGCGCCCAGGTCGAAGCGTGACCCCCAGGACGTGGACACGAACTTCAAGTGGGACCACCCGCTCGACGCGTTGCGGTATGCGTGCGCGGAGATCCTCGGCTTGTCCTACCACCACAAGCGGCCGGCGTCGGAGCAGTTGCGTCGGGACGCCGCGAATCGGACGTTGACAGCTGGCGTGCAGGGGGTGTCGTTCTGATGCCCCGCCACCCGGAGCTGCAGGGCGTGTTCCCGGTGGGGCGTGACCCCCACGTTCCGGGGCGCAGGACTGAGGGGGCCGCAGACTGTGGGCATGACGACGACGAGTGAGCGTAAGACGCTGGAGCGGGAGGCTGGCTACCAGTCTGGTGTGGGCCGTGTGTGGGGGTTCGGGCGTGAGGGTGACCGGTTTGTGGCCGAGTCGTTGGAACCGAACCCGGACCTGCGGGGTCTGGAGGCGGTTCGGGTGTGGGATGAGATGTCCCGCACCGACGACCAGGTGGGTAGTGCCCTGCGTGCGCTGCGCACCCCTGTGACGTCCGCCGGGTGGGCGCTGACGAACACGGAGGACGTGGACCCGGCTGTGGTGGAGTTCGTGCGCCGCAACATTGGGTTGCCGAAGGCCGGGGAGGCGCGGGGGCGCCGGGAACATCAGGGCATCGTGTTCTCGGAGCACCTGGCGCAGGCGTTCAAGGCGGCGATCTACGGGCACGCCGTGTTCGAGCAGGTGTACGTGTACGACCCGGAGGACGGCAGGTTGCACCTGCGGAAGCTCGCCCCCCGTGACCAGGCCACCATCGAAGAAATCGAGGTCGGTGAGGACGGGGGGCTGAAAGCTGTGCGGCAGACCGCCCCAGCGTTGGACGCGGCCCGTGGTGGCGTCCCGCAGCCCCGGCGTATCCCGGTGGAGTCCCTGGTGTTCTACTGTGTGGGCCGTGACGGCGCGGACTGGTACGGCACGTCGGTGTTGCGTCAGGCGTACCGGCCCTGGTTCTTCAAGGACCGGTTGGAACGTATCGGTGTGCAGATCGTGGAACGCAACGGCATGGGCGTGCCCGTCGCGTACGTAGAACCTGGCACCGATGACAGCACGGTGGATCAGGCCCTCGCGAACTTCCGTGCCGGGGCCAACGCGTACGCGAAGCTCCCCAGCACGGTGCGGTTCGAGCTGGTGGGTGTGTCGGGGTCGACGGTGGACCCGCTGCCCCAGATCAAGCACTACTCCCAGCAGATCAGCAAGGCCCTCGCGCAGGGGTTCCAGGACTTGGGTCACGACTCCGGGGCCCGGTCCCTCGGGGAAACGTTCTTGAAGGTGGCGTTGCGTGCGTCGCAGGAGATCGCGGACCTCATCGCGGACACGTTCACCGAGCACGTCATCCGTGACCTCGTGGAACTCAACTTCGGTGATGGCACCCCCTACCCGGTGCTGTCCCCCGGGGACATTGTCGCCAACGGGGACACCGACTCCGCGGTCCTCGTGGACCTCGCCGGGGCCGGGCTCATCACCCCCGACCAGGGCCTGGAGAAGCACCTGCGCGCCCAGCACGGGCTCCCCGAACTGGACCCCACCACCACACGCACCACGCAGGGTGAGGCCACCACACCGCCAGTGCTGGGGCTGTCGGAGGGCACCGAGACGGACAAGCAACTCGAACTGGTCCGCGAACTGAAAGCCCTACGGGAAGCACGTGGTCATGAGCACGAGTAAGGGCAGGATGCTGGCGCGTACCGGGTGGCAGGGGTGGGACTGCTACTGCTGCGGGCCAGAGGCCACGAAGGGCCAGAAGCGGGCACGAGGAGAGCGTGAGTGGCGCAGGACCGTGGACCGTGAGCACCTGGACGCAATGTGGGGCTCCTACTACGAGGACACCCGGCGGCTCGCTGACGACTTCGGGTTCCCGGCTGAGCTGGCGCACCGCGAATCGGTGGAGTTCGCCACCGAGATGCTCGCCGCCCCACAACGCCGCCTACCCGAAGCCTGGCTCTGAAAGGACACGAGATGAAGCGCATCTACAAGACCGCTGGCACCACGTCCCGTGAGCGGTGGAAGAACCGGGCGCAGGTCATCGCGCTTCTCATCCTGGGGTGGGGGGTTGGCGGTACTGGCTTGGTCCTGGCGTTCACGAGCATGTGGCATTCCGGGGAGGCGCCCCTGTGGGCGAAGATCGCGTTCGCAGTCGGGGACCTGATCATGCTCAGTGGGTTCGCCTGGATCACTGCGGATGCGGCGCGCACGTTCCGCACGGACTGGATTCTCTACAAGGCCCGGAAGGAGCACGCGTGACCGTTGACTTGCAGGATGAGCTGACGGCCCGTATCGGGGAGTTGCTGGCGGATGAGTTGGTGATCCTGGCGGAAGCCGAGGATGGGTCGAGTGTGTCGTGGGCGTCCCGCCCGTTGACCGAGCAGGAGCAGGCGTCCGGGGTGCGGTTCGGGGAGATTCATGGCCTGCAGGAGACCCTGCTGGAGGCCGTGGAGCCGGTGCTAGCGGGGTTGTCGGCGGTGACGGTGGCTGCGGTGGTTGACGCGGCGGGCCGGTCCGCGAAGGACATGTTGGCGACGTTGGCTGAGTGGCGGGTGGAACTGCCGGCGTCAGTTGCGGATGAGGTTGCTCGTGCGCTGCCCGTCGTGGAGGACGCGTTGGTGTCCTCGTTCCGTGAGTCCTCGAAACTGGTGGTCAAGGAGGCGGCACGTCAGGGTGTGAAACTCTCCCCCGTGGTGGAACAGCCGGTGTGGGTGCGTGACCTCGCGGAAACCGTCACCGGGAAACCTGTGGCACGTGTCCTGGACGTGGCACGTGACCTGCACACTGCACCCTCCGCTGTTGTCACCCCGCCCGCACCCGAGGACGTGCAGGAGGCGTTGGAGGGCATCTCCCCGAAGGGACCCGTGGACGTTGCTAGGCAAGCGAATCACGCTGTGGTCAACGCGGGCCGGGTCGAGACCGTGGAGCAGTCGGAACGGGAGCCGGCGTGGCTGTGGAGCTCCGAAGTGCTCGACGGCAACCAATGTGGGCCGTGTGCCCGGATCGACCAGACCGAGTGGGAGACCCTAGAGGAAGCCCGGACGTTCTACCCCGAGGGGCAGGGGTACGTGAACTGTGAAGGCGGCAACCGGTGCCGCGGGACGCTCGTGTTTGTCTGGGAGGATTAGCCCCGTTGTCACCTGTCGCATGGTACGCTTGACGCACGTCACCGGGCGGTTGGGGAAGGCCAAACGGTGACCATGCAGGAGGACCCTTGGGGGGTTCACCTGCGACGCGGCGAGAGTAGAGGCTTCGGCCGGGTTCGAGTCCCGGCGTCGCACGCGGGCCAGTCCTAGAGCTGGTCTTGCTGCCACGGTCCATCTAGGTGGGACGTGGCCAGCTGTTCAGGTCGCAGCCGCAGGTTGCACAGCCTGAACGTAGCCCATCGTCGTGAGACGTAGGAGATGGTGGGGATCACGGTTCCGCCCGGGTAGCTCCCGAGCCCAGGGCCGCCCCCACAACCCAGGACGCTGGGTGGCGGTGACTGGCATGGCACCAGGGTTCGAGCCCCTGGCACCGCACAAGCCCCCAGTCGCTCAGGGGACACAGCGCTCGCCGCACCGTCCTCTGATGCTGTGATACTGCCGGTGTTTGATCACCACCGACAAGTCAGTGCGACCTGAAATCGCATGGGGTATCTGGCGCTCTAGCCCAACAGGTAGAGGCTCGGGATTCAAAATCCCGTCAGTGTGGGTTCGACTCCCACGGGCGCTACTGGTGGTGTCAAGCCCTTGTTCATGGGGTAAGGACGCCCATGACGCAGTGTCCTCGCAGGCGGAGGCGCACCTGCACCACCAACCTCTCCCGTGGCCTACCCTGGGCTCACGAGACCCCTCAACCCCAAGGACAGGGACCATGGAACCGCGACCCACCCACACTGACTTCTGCCTTCAGTACGAGGGCAAGGCCATCGACTACGACGGGGCGTACGGCGCCCAGTCCCCGGACCTTGCCGCCCAGTACGTGGAGTACATGACCGGTGACCCGCAGGTCGCCCGGAAGACCTTGGGTCGCAACGCGATTGACTGGGCTGACCCCGCCCGGTGCACCGAGTTCGACGGTGTCGCAGACTTCCACACCGAGGGCGACCCGGCGTCGGGTGACCTGATCGTGATCCGATCCTCGGTCCCCGAGGGATCCATCGGTGTGCTGCTGGAAGAGGTCGGAGAGGGCGGCTGGTACTCGCTGTTCACCCAGAACCCGGGGCCTGCCCAGGAGCGTGCGTTCACCACGGCGTCGAACCCGATCGCCGGATGGTGGCGCTTCCGGTAGCCGCCCTCTCAACTCGGGCATCACCCCCAGTCGGTGCCCGGCCCTGGCCCTCACCCTCACCCCAGGGTGGGGGCCTTCCCCATGTGCGCCACGACCCCCACCATCGGCCCGGTGGCTTGGGACGGGCGGGAGCATGGGGGCATGACGCAAACGGTGGACTTCAGAGGCGTGCCCATTTGTCGCGCCGGCGAATGGAACGGCCTCACGGGCAAGGCTGTGGTGACCCCGGAGGACCTGCAGGCTGTGGTGGCGGCTTACCAGGACGGTGAGGTGGACAAGGCACGGGTGAAGCTCGGGCACATGTCCTCCCTGAACGACCAGGCGCTCGGTGACGGCGCCCCGGCGTTCGGGTGGGTGCAGAACCCCCGGCTGGCCGCCGACGGTCGGACCCTGCTGGGTGACCTGGTGGACGTGCCCCGCCGTCTCGGGGAGGTCGTCGGGAAGGCGTACCGCAACGTGTCCGTGGAGCTCCGCAAGAACGTCCGCACCCCGAGTGGCCGGACCCACCCCACCGTGCTGTCTGGGCTCGCGCTGCTCGGTGTCACCGCCCCCGCCGTGAAGGGCCTCGACGACCTCGCCGCCCTCTACGCCTCCGAACCCATCCCCCCAGCCCCCACCGACCACTGCCACGACGGCGCCGTAGTCACCATCAGTCTCGGTGACGCACTGGACACGACCCCCACCATGCCCGGTGTGGTTCCTGGTGTGGGGGACAGTGGACCGGAGAGCCCGGAGGTTCCGGGCCCGGAAACGGAAGGAGAGCCGACCATGGCTTTTCTGGACCAGGCCCGCGAGAAGCTCGGGCTCCCCAAGGACGCCACCGAGGACCAGATCCTCGCTGGCATGACCGCCCTGTCCGAGCAGTCCAGCCAGGGTGAGCAGTCCCCCGGTGACCCGGACACGCAGGTGAAGGCGCAGGAGACCGACGTGACCGGTGACCCGGACGCCACGGAACCGGAGCTGAAGTCGGAGACCGTGGACACCCCCGAAGTCGTGCAGGTCTCCAAGACCCAGTTCGAGGAGATGCAGGCCCGCCTCGACCGGCTCGACGCCGACGCGAAGGCCAAGCACCAGGAGCAGGTCATCGAGTCCGCCCTGTCCGAGGGGCGTATCGCCCCGGCGGAGCGGGAGAAGTGGACCACCGCCCTGTCCGCCGCACCGGAGGCCACCGAGGTGCTGCTGTCCTCCCTCGCACCGCGCATCAACGTCCGTGAGCAGGGCTCCGACGTGGCCCTGTCCGCGACCACCGAAGACGACGACGCCGCGTTCACCGCGTGGGCCGAAAAGACCGGATTCTGAGGAGAACCCCCATGGCATACCAGTCCAACCCCGTGTTCGAGTACTTCAACGACTCCGACCGTCTCACCTGCCTCGCCGGTGAAGACCTCGTCGGGAAGACGTTCGTGAAGCTCGCGCCGTCCACCAACCCGCAGGTGCCTGCCGTGGTGCCCTGCGCCGCCGGTGACCGCCCGTTCGGTGTCGCCCAGTGCGACAAGAAGAAGGGCGAGAAGGTCACCGTGTACCGCCGTGGTGTGGTCTCCGTGACCGCCAGTGCCGCACTGACCGCCGGGAAGATCGCGACCGCCGGCGCCAATGGCAAGGCCGCCGCGTCCACCGACAACACCGGGTACGGGTTCGTGCTCGCCGACACCGCCAACGGCGACGACGCCGCCGTGGCCCTCGCCCTCTAAGGAGACCCCACCATCATGGCTACCATCACTCTGCCGGGCGACTACCAGCCGTCCGTGCGTTCCCTGCTGAAGGCGCCCACGAAGATCGCGGGTCGCATCATCGACCCGAACGTGTCGTTCCTCTCGGACTACCTGTTCCGTGGCCCCGTCGCGGCCCCCTCCGGTGTCGTCGAGTACCAGGTCGCGAAGCTCGACGACCTGTACGCGGGTCGCGGTGACTTCCAGGACATCGAGCCGATGGGCGAGTACCCGATGCTCGACGTCGGTGACGAGGAAACCACGTCGGGTTCCACCGGCAAGTACGGCACCGGGTACAAGGTCGCGTACGAGGCCGTGGACCGCAACGACGTGAACCCGATGATCAAGGGCAACCGGAAGATCCGCAACCACCTGGTGCGTGCGGATGCGACCCGTGCTCTGGCGGCGATCGAGAAGTCCGTGGCTGAGAACCACCGGCTCGTGAACGCCACCGGCGACTGGGGCAAGGAGACGTTCGCGTGGATGGACCTCGCGAAGTCCCTGGCTGGCGCGCCCACCGGGTACAACTACACGACCCTGCTCGTGAACAAAGCCGACGCGTTCAAGATGGTCACCGCCCCCGACATCCGTGAGGCCACGAAGTTCACGGACACCCGGGGCACCTCCCCGATCTACTCGTCCGTGTTCAACAACCTCAACGGCCTGCTGGGCCTCGAGGTCATCATCAACGACTTCGTGCCCCCGAACAAGGCGTACCTGGTGGAGAAGAACACCGCCGGTTTCGTGGCCCTGGAGAAGGACTTCCAGCTGCGGGTCATCGACAAGCCCGAAACGGACCACTGGCTGGTGCAGGGCTCAAAGCGTGCCGCGCCGTTCGTGGACGAGCCGGCCGCTGTGATGGTCATCGACAAGCTCGACGGTTCGGCGGCCTGACCGTGGCTGCTGCGAAGTCGAAGCGTGCGGCCCCGGCGGTGACGCCTATGGCGCAAGAGCCGGGGTCCGCCCGTAACGCAGCGTTGGCGGCGTTGGCGGCGCGTGGCACGTACGAGGATCTCGCGGCGGACACGGTGGCGGCTTCCCGCCTGGGGGTGCCCATGTTGACGGGTCGCCTGTATGACCTGGGCGGGACGACTCGGGGTGTGCTGCTGGCCCCGTGGGCCGCGGTGGGTGACGTGACCGTGTTCCGCGGTGACGTGGTGTCCGCCCCGGCTGTCTGGTTCGAGGATCGTCCCATGTTCGCGGTGTTGGCCGCGTAGTCGGAGAGGGGGTGGCGGGGTCACCGCATCGGGCACCATGTGTCGGCCCGGTGTAGGTGGCCCCGTTCTCGTATGGAGACCGTAATTGAACCAGAAGGCCCCGTGACGTTCGGGTGCACCGTGGATGACGTGCTGCGTCTGCTGCCGGGTGTGACGGTGGTGGATGGTCCTGTGGTGGGACCGTCGAACCCGAGGTACGCGGGGCAGGGCCGTGTGGTGTCCCGTGAGGACGTGGAGGGGTTCATCGTCCAGGTTGCGTCCCGTGTGTCCGCCCGCCTGTGGCGGTTCGATCGGACCCCGGAGGTGTTCCGGGAGAACGTGCGGGTCATGGCCCGTGACCTGGTCGCCAACGGTGCCGCGTCGTACGTGCAGGCCGCGGTGTTCCCGGGGTCCACGTCCCCGAACGACGGGTCGTCGTACGCGGCGGTGCTGTGGGCCCGATTCCAGACGGACTTGGACCGGGTCGCGGCGACGGTGGACGAGATCATCGACGACGGGCAGACCGGTGACCTGACGGTGGGGCGTGTGGCGTGGTCAGCGCCGGCCCCGTTCTTCTCCGACGAGATGAGGTTCTGATGGGGGCGCGTGTGAGCCTGTCCGGCACGGGGATGCGGGCTGTGTCCCATGACTTGGAGCGGTTGGCGGTGAACGCCCGGAACATGAAGCCCGCGCTCGAGCAGGTCGCCCAGGTTGCGGTGGATGCGACCCGCGCCCAGTTCGACGCGGAGGGCTCCCACTTCCACGGCACCGGGTGGGCGCCCCTGTCGCCCCGGTACGCGGCATGGAAGCAGCGGGTGAAGCCGGGCGCGCCGATCCTGCAGCTCACGGGGAAGCTGAAGCGCACCGTGGCCCCGGCCTCGGCGCCGCAGGCGGGGTTCTACAAGGTGAGCGCCACCCGGATGGAGGTGGGCATGTTGTACCAGCAGGTGCCGTACGCGAAGTACCACCAGGAGGGTGGGCAGAACTTGCCTGACCGCCCGATCATGGGGCCTCTGACCCGTGAGGACCAGAAGGCCATGAGCAAGGTTGTGCACACTCACCTGATGATGGGGGTGCGTCGCTGATGCTCGGCGCTGAGGGTGTGAAGAACTTGGTGATTGACCGGCTCGCGCAGGTTGTGCCGGTGTCCCTGCGGATCCGCCGGGAGATCGTGGGTGCGACCGTGGGTGAGCTCCCGGACGTGCAGGCGTACTTCCCGGGCCCACAAGACCACGAGCAGGTGGAGGCCGGGTTGTGGCCGTTCGTGACGGTGCACGTGGACGACACCCCCGGGGAGGTGTCGAACGTGGCACCCCCGTCCGGGTCGGATGAGGTGGTGCAGGAGTACCAGCTGGAGTACAACGTGCTCGTCGGGGTCAACGCCTGGTCTGGGGTGCCTGGTGACCCTGGGGCGTTCGCGGCCCGGTTACAGGCGGAACGTCTCGCGTTGGCGTGCCGGGAGGCCCTGCTGCAGGACCGTGACCTGCAGGGCCCCGCGGTGCGTCCCGGTGAGGACGAGTGGGTGGATTGGGCGTCCGTGAACTACGACCGGTGGGTCGAGGACTACGGGGTGTACGCATCCACGGGGGCCGGGGCGTGGATCGGGCAGGCGTTGTTGC